GACTTTGGTTTTTTCGCAATCGAGCAAAGCTATCAAGTAAGAATGAAGCGATGAGAGTGAAGCTAATCAAAGACTGGACAGATGAAAAGGGACGGACTGACAAAGCAGGCACTCACATTGATATAGCATACAGATATGCGCAATCGCTCATAAAAAAGGGCATTGCTATACCTGATACTGAGCAGGTGGAGAACATCACCTCCTACTCAAAAGACAACCCACCTCCTGAAGTGCAGGAAGTGGAACTTGAACAAGAATTTTTTGAACCTGCCCCTATGAAACCAAAGAAGGTGACATGGTGGGATAAAATCAAATCGCTATGGCATCGACTGGCGTAATAAACGGAACTAACCTTCGCCTGTATATTGGCAGTACGCCAATTGCATACGCGACGAGCTGCACCCTGTCATTTAGCAGGGAGCTGCGGGAGACTATCCACAAAGACAACCCCGGCTCAGGCTGGGCAGAAAGCGAACCAGGGCAGAAGTCCGGCACGCTGACTGTTGAGGCGCTGTACAATGAGGACGGCACCACAAGCAACTATGAAACCCCTCGAACGCTGTTTGATGCGCTTGATGACGGCACAGAGCTAAGCTGTACTGTTGAGACAGGCGTAGCAGGCGACAACATCTACACCTTCTCAGCCTTCTGTACAGAGTACGAAGTGACAGCGGCGGTGGAAGAGAATGCAACCTACTCAGCGAGCTTCACCATCACAGGTGCGGTGACAATGACAACCTAAAATATCTGCATGGTACACGAAATCCAAGTTGATGGTAAGAGCCTGCCCGTATCTTTTACGATGCGGGCGCTCAACCATTTTTGCATCAAGCATAAGCTCACCATTGGGCAGTCTTTCGAGATGCTCGGCGCTACAGGCGGTGAAGGCAACCCTATACAACTGACTTACGAGCAGATCGCTGATTTGTTCTACTTCGGGCTAAAGGAGGGCCACCGCAAAGAATCTAAGAAATTCAATCTTAGCGCTGATGACGTTATGGACTTGTTCGACGAAAAGCCGGGCCTTCTCACAGAGGTACTGGAAATATATGGTGAGTCGCTGGCTAAAAAATGGGCAGCGGATGAGGAAAAAAACTCGAAAGCGCTCAAAGCGGAGAAAGCCAAGAGCGCGAAGTAGATGTTAGCCAGCTTCATTATTACGCCTGCGGGATGGCAGGCATGTCAGAGACTGACTTTTGGGATAATGAAGTATGGGCGGTCCTCAACAGGATTGATGCATGGGGCAAGAAGTACGAGCAGCAAGAAAAGGGCGAGCTACAGCGCATTAGCCTGCTAGGCTCCTGGATGCTTAACCCTTACAGCAAAAAGGGAAAGCCTGTCAAGCCGCAGGACCTACTGCCCGCTGTGTGGGAAGGCATCAATACAAGCGGCAGCAAAGGGCCTTTGTCAGCAGAAGAAAGAGCAAAGATTTTCGCAAAGCACGATGCGATAGCACGCAAAAAATTCAGCAATGGCTAGAGCAGACTTAAATGTAAGGTTAGGCGTCATAACTCGGAATTTCGAGAAGAGCCTTGATAGAGCTTCGCGGAAATTAAGGCGTACTGCTCAAAGCATGGAGTCTGTAGGTACTTCGCTAACACAGGCTGTGTCCCTGCCTATTGTTGGTGTCGGCATCGGAGCGTTAAAGTCTGCTGCTGAGTATGAGCAATTCGAGAAAGCGCTTATTGCTGTTACAGGCTCTACAGAGGAGGCGCAACGGCAATTAACACGGCTACAAAAGATTGCTGAGGCTCCCGGCATCGGCTTTAATCAGGCGGTGGCAGCATCTTTGCAGCTACAGGGGCTTGGTGTTGATGCAGGCAGGGCAGAAGAGGCAATCACACAAGTTGCAAACGCTGTTGCTGCTTCAGGTGGCGGCGCTCAGGCGTTTGAAGGTGTTGTAAGGCAGCTTAATCAGATACAGGCAAAGAATAGGGTATTGCAGGAGGATATTAACATCCTCTTAGAGAATGCGCCTGTACTTGGTGAGCAATTACAACAGGCATTCGGTGGCAAAACTGCTGAGGATATCAGAAAAGCAGGTAAAAACGGAGAGGAGTTTTTCGATATCCTTGTTAAGCAGTTAGCAAGCCTTGAGCGCGTTGAGAGCGGCTTAGCAAACACCTTTGAAAACTTTGGCATCTCTGTTCGCAAAGCACTTGCTGATGTCGGGCAAGAGATTGACAGAGTTGTGGGTGTTCAAAGCATCGTTGACAGGCTAACAAAGTCTATTAATGATGCAGTAAGGGTATTCAAAGACCTTGATGATGGGACAAAGCGTAGCATCTCGCGGTTAGTCGCTTTTGCTGCTGCTGCCGGGCCTGTTGTGCTTGTTGGCTCCCGGATATTGTCTATCTACAAAGGTGTGTTCGATGTCTTTGCAAGTGTAGCAAAAGGCGCTGCAACATTAGTAGGGAGAATACAGGTGCTAACAGCAGCTACAGCAACAAACGCAACAGCAACAAAAGCCGCTAGTGCTTCTACAAAAGGGCTTGCAAGCGCGTTCAGGGCGCTGTCAGCAGCGCAAAAAGCGACAATCATAGGATTGGCAGTAGCTGCCATCGGGCTTGTTGTTGCAAAATTTGTGCAGTATAAAAATGCTATTGACCAAGTTACCAACGCTCAGCGCTCGTTAGAATTTGTCAACCGAAAAGCAGCACAGCAGGCAGATCAGGAGATTTCAAAAGTTGATGCTGTAATCAAGAAAATAAACCAAGGCAACATAACGCGCGGAGAGCGCCTTGGTCTTATCAAGCAGCTACAGAGCGACTACCCTAAATACTTTGGCAACCTTGATGCCGAGAAAGTAAAGGTTGATGACTTGCGCTCAGCACGTAACAAGCTGCGCGATTCAATACTACAAACCGCACGCGCAAGGGCAGCAGAGGCAAAACTGCAAGAGGTAGAAACAGAGCTGCTAGAGGTAAGAGAAAAGCAATTTGAAGCCTTCCAGCGCCTTAATGATGCGCAGGCTAGCGGAGCGAGAACATCAAGGAGCCTGAAGGATGGCGCTACTATTGTAAGTGTTGCTTACCGGGAAGCAGAAGCAGAGATTGCAAGGTATGCAAAGCAAATTGAAAGCCTTACAGAGATACAGCAGCGCTTAGCAGACATAGGCACTCAAAATGTTACTGCTAATGTTGAGACGACAACGACTGATACAACTCCAACAGGCCCGGCAGGTGAAGTTCAATTACTTGAGCAGACTTATGCTGCAGCGCTAAAAGCATCAATCCGGTTTAGGGGCGTACTAAGGGGTATCAATAAAGATATTAATGCTGAGCTACAGGATGCAATCAGTAGTGACGATGAGCAGTTTAAGCCTTTGTTGGATGCTTCTGTTTTTGCTCAGGGATTAAAAAATAGCTTGCAAGGGGTTGCTGAGGGCTTTGCAGCAATACAACAAGGGGCAGCAAATGCACAGGCTGCTTTTTCAGAGCGATTCCCTGTCTTATCTGAACAAATAGCATCGCTAGCGAAAGGAATACAGCAAGGGCTTACACAGTCTTTTGAGGGCTTGTTTACTACGATTGTCGAAGGGGGCAAAAATGCGTTTGGCAACTTCCTTAATATACTCAAGGATGTTGTCAAGCAAATTCTTATTCAGCTTGCTTCAGCAATTGCAAGTGCTGCCATATTAGCTGCATTGTTCACTGTTATCTTCCCTGGCAGCGCAGGGGGTTTTGGCAATGCATTCAAAACGATACTTGGCGGCGGTGGACTTGGTGCTCTTATCCCCGGCCTTGCACAGGGCGGCATTGTCCCCTCCGGCTACCCGAACGACACCTACCTTGCACGCCTTAGCTCCGGGGAGGCTGTTATCCCGCTGAACCGGCTTAACAGTATGCTCGATATGGGCGGCGGGCAAATGGTAGCAGATACAGTCATCAGGGGCGAAGATATTGTTCTTTCGTACAACCGCGCAAGCAAAACACTAGGACGGTAATGGCAGTACGGTTTGAAGGTAGGAGCGCAGGAGTTAAGGGTACAACGTACACTGTGCAGGTGCATGATTCAGACTTTGCAGGGACTAAGGTTGATGTGAGCCTCTTCGGTGATGGCTTCAACCTAAAGTACAACCCGAACGAAGAACGCCCTGATGCTGAGATAATAGATAGCGCTGTTGACTTCGCAATAATGCGTACGCCAACAACAAAAACAGAGATAGACGACTTTATCTCTGACCTGCTTTCTGCTCCTGATGAGCGCTTCACTTTGCGCATACTTGACAGCAGCAATAACTTGTTTTGGTGCGGCTATATCCTTGCAGATCAGGTAAGGTATGAGGATGACAGATGGGCTGATACACTTGCTAATGTACGGATTAACGCAAAGGA